TACTAGCCCCCCTCCCCTTCATTCCCAAATAAGCCCTACGATGAGCAAGTCGAGAAATTGGTGTTTTACTCTGAATAACCCAGCGGTTGGAGAAATCCAATATACCGTTAACTCATTAAAGCTACTTATAGCTAATAAAGAGTTGGGTGAATCCGGAACTCCACATTATCAGGGATATTGTGAGTTTAATAATCCTGTTCCTCTCAGCACAGTGCGCAATTGGTTGCCACGGGCTCACTGGGAGGTTCGTAGGGGTACACAATTGGAAGCAATTAAGTACTGCCTAAAAGATTATTTAGAGGAGGGTAATGCATACTTGTTGTATCAGGACCTAACTCTAGCGGGCTTAGAGGAATTTGGTCTGATTGCATACGGCATAGATCTTAACATCTCAATTGACGAGTATCTCAGCAGTCTCTGCGCGAGAAAGACTTCTAAACTCGTTCTACTTAAAGGAATGATAGATGAAGGAGCCTCTGACAAAGAGCTGGCTGACTTTGATTTTGATACTTGGTGTCGGGCTTATCGTGCTTTGGGTGCATATCGTATGCTGTCGATACAGCCACGTAATCACGAAATGGAGATCATCGTGTTATACGGACCAACGGGTACCGGGAAATCCCGCTATTGCTTAGACAAGTTTCCGGATGCTTATTGGAAGCAGAGGTCGAATTGGTGGGATGGATATGCTCAGCAAGAAACAGTTGTTATGGATGAGTTCTATGGTTGGCTTAAATTCGATACCCTTTTACGTTTATGTGACCGATACCCTATGATGGTCGAGAGCAAGGGAGGACAAATTCAACTGGGTGGATGTAAACGGATTGTTTTTACGAGTAATTCTCCACCGAGAGATTGGTACAAAGTGCGAAATTTTGATGCGTTTATTCGACGAGTTACGAAATGGATATGGATGCCAAGACTAGGGGAAGTGACTGAGTTTATTGATTATGACTTATTTAACATTTCTACTTCTACTGCTATTGTAGACTACTTTAATGTTCCTACTAATTAATATACAGCCCTATTTCCTTTACCTTTTTCAGACCCTTCACAGGGTTAGGGCTAAAGCCCATAACCCTGGTTGCTGAGGGTTAGGGCTAAAGCCCGTAACCCTTTAATTCTGTGTTTGGTTTCCAATGAAATCGTAAAATGTTACGTTGTACGTTATGATGACTTGATACCGCATCGTATCCGAGTCGGCACCAGGCATTGAATCTACGCCACAAATAGCGTAGATTTGTGATGTTGGGTTTCCACTTACAGCTGATGTCAACGTGTCATCACGGTAAGCCAAATTTAACAATTTGTGTGGATAAATCTTCTTGCGAATCTTGTGCATTCGACCAGTAGTATTTTGAGGTGCGAATTTCCACTTTAACTTTGGGTTTCCTTCTTCAATGAGATTATCCAAATCGCTAGGATAATCACCAGGATCTTGATCCAACAATATAAACATTCGAGCGGCTCTTTCGTTGGCCGAAAAGATATTGTTAGTACTAACTGATGTGCCATCAGCTACTGCTTCGGTGCTCGTGTTAACAATGTGATTGGATAAACAGATAAATGTGACGGTTGCGTAATTTACTTTATATCTCGAATACAATTGCGAGTAGTTGTCGAAAAACATCGGCTGATGACCAAGTCCTGATTGGTTAGGGTCGAAAATGGAATTCCCACGGAATACATTTACGGCTGTTGTGCCATTACCAGGGTTTAATGTGAAGTCTTCGACATACCGTAATGCTACGGTCTTTCTAGATGGAAATCCTCCTAATGTTAACTTCTTAAATCGAAGTGATCGATTTCCACGGGCGCTAATCCGGTACCGGTACCTACGATTAGCAAACCTGCTTTGGCGGGCTGTTGATGCAAGACCAGCGCGATATGCACGTCTGTTGCGATATCGGCGTGGTTTATATGTTCGTCGAGGCATTTTGTTTTAAACTGTGTTTTATGTTTTAAACTGTTTTAAACTGTTTTAAACAATGACAAAATGGGGTGGCCGGCGTTTAAAACGCCGACCACCCAATTTAAGCCCATGGGTGTATTGCCCGGCCCAGGGGAGGGGGGTAATACTAGCCCCCCTCCCCTTCATTCCCAAATAAGCCCTACGATGAGCAAGTCGAGAAATTGGTGTTTTACTCTGAATAACCCAGCGGTTGGAGAAATCCAATATACCGTTAACTCATTAAAG